AAAATATACAAATAAAAATGTATGAAGTTGTTATTAATGTTGACGGATATGACTATTTTGTTCCAATGAAAACAATGTACACAGAAGGATTTCCAGAATCAAACACAGACGACAGACAAGTATCTTTAAAACTAAGAGATATGTTTTCTTATTTTGAATCATTAACTGCACCGCAAACTTTAGCAACTAATGCATCTTTAACATCTGCTGTATCAATGCTATTAGACTCTATCGGATTTTCTAATTATGTATTTAAAAGAACAGTTGGAGAAAAAGATCCAATTATCCCTTACTTCTTTATACCACCAGACCAAACAGTAGCACAGATACTAAATGAACTGGCAGTATCAACGCAGACCGCCATGTTCTTTGATGAGTATAACAACTTTGTCATGATGAGCAAAAATTATATATTGCCTGAAGAAAGTCAAAGAACAACAGACTTTGTTTTGTCTGGATCAAAAGACTCAGTTGACGATGGAGTAGTAGAAAACAAAATAACTAAAACTAAACTTGCGAACATTATTTCTATATCTTCTCAAAACAGTGATATCTTTAATGATGGAAGCATTAACTATAAAACAAGATATATACAAAAAACTTATGGCTCTATTAAGCAAGCAAGCGTAATTGATAAAGAAAAAACCTGGATATACAAGCCAGCACTTCTTTGGGAAGTTGCGGGAGATCAAAATACAAAATCAATTAATGATCAGGCAAAAAATCAGTCAAGTTACGTTCTTGGTGCAATACCAATGAACTCTAACCTTTCATCTTCTGAGCCTTCAGTTATAAATAATGTAGTAGTAAACAACACTATGGATCTTGGAGAAGGAGTCTATTGGCTTTCAAGATACAATGGATATTTTTATTCTAATTCAGAGATAATAAAATACGATGCAGTTGAATACAGTGTAACTGGATATGGGAATGTTTGGATAAATGATGTTCTTGAGTATCAGAACTATTTTTCAAAACTAGGGCATAACGGAAAGATATATCCAACAGGGCTTGTTAGAATTTATTCTGTTCCTAATTACCAAACAGTTGGTGGTGTTGTTAAGTTAAAAAATGGAGCAGTATCAAAACACGGAAGAGGACAGTTTGGAACTCCAGTAGTAGAGCATGTTGCTGGACTAAACCCATACTGGACATCAAACGAATCAGTACGTGGCTGCAGCATGAGATCAGAACTGCTGTTTAGCCTTGCAGACCCAACATCTATTGATGCTCAAACAGAGTCATTAACATTGGACACATTGGCAGCGGGAGTTAACAACACATTAGCACAAAAGACGGTCAGAACGGGCATAATAAAAAACTTTCTTTCACAGTACTATGGAACAGAAACAGACATCAATAGACTACTAACAACACAAAGTGGAACAATACAATCATCTGCGTTTATTCTTAATGGCCCATCCTTTACTACTACTGACAAGGGTATTGACTTTGTATCTTACGTACATAAAAAGTTAACCAACAAGTATAAACATTTTGGAACAAGAATGAGAATTGTTGGAAAAATTGAAAACAATACAAACCGTGGGCAAACTCCTATTGGAAGTGATACTTACTTTGTTGTAACTGGTAACTCTCCAGATCAAAACATTAATATTAGTGCAGGATCTGGTGGCCTTGCAGTAATGCTTAATCCAGAAACAAACGTTGGTTACTATTTTGAAATTTTGGCTTTAACTGAAAACAATATTAATAGTTATAGCGACTCAGCACAAAACTTAGACAATGTTCTTTTTTATAAAGTAATGAGAGACTCAGCAACATCTAAGGCTATACCAGTCAAACTCTGGGGCGGACTAACAAACATTATTGTTGATGATGGTAAGTTTACTGGTCAATCAAGAATGGTTGGAGAAGAAAATCCAACTGTGTATGATTTGGCTGTAGAGTATCAAAATGTTGGAAACATAAGAAGATTTTTCCTTTACATAAATAACAGGCTAGTTGCAACAGTTGATGACAAAGAACCGCTTCCAGTTTATAACAATATGGCAATGTTTGTTAGAGGTTCTGCAAGATGTATGTTTGAAAACCTATATGCACTTACAAATAACTATACTCAAAATACTACCTTTGCATTAGATACACCAGTGATGTCTGCTGTAGATGATCAAGAGATTGATGCCAATGAGTCATTTAGGAAGTACGCAATGAGTGGAATAGTCCAGTCAACATATCTTTCAGGAATAAGTCCGTCGGAACCACCAGCATACAGTATGTACTTTGAAGAGTTTGGATCAATTATGAGAGAGGCAGCATATTTTAATGTAAGATATGACAAGGCTTATCCAGCACTCTATGCAAAATTATCACCAACCTTTAATAGAATTAAGGGGTACACAGTGTCTGGATTTAGAGCAGGCTCTTATGGTGCAGAGTTTTTAATATTTAACGCTACAGACACAGCACTTAGCCTAGATGAAACAACTGGAAACTACTTAAGAATTCAGGGAGTAACTTTCACTCAAGAGTCTCAGCATCAGTTAACTATGGATGAGTTCTTTAATAAAAACAGTGACTTTTCTAATCCAAATATATCTGGCTCAAACCTAATCAAATCACCAATAAAATACGACAATGATTTTAAAGACATCAAGGTTAGTAGAATGACATATGGCAAAAAAGATTTTTCTTTAGAAACACCATACATACAAACTCAAGACGACGCAAACAGTTTAATGGAGTGGATTGTAAATAAGGTGGTTAAGCCTAGAAGGTCTATTGGCTTAAAAATATTTGCTATTCCAACACTTCAACTTGGAGATATTGTGACTGTTGACTACACAGACAGTCTTGGTGTTAACCAAGTATCAGACCCTAAAGATCGATTTGTAGTATATAATATAAGTTATGCTAAAAGTTCAGAGGGGCCAGATATGACTGTTTATTTGAGTGAGGTTTAAGATGGTTGACGCATTACCAAACCTACCAGCCCCAACCCCTTCATCGGCATCCACTGGCGTCCTAGCAGCATCAAAAGACATCATACTCATAACCGATGAGTCTATGCCAATTGAGGTCATGACAGATCTAATTTTTGAGGATATCGGGGGCCAGGAAATAATAAATATATCAAGATCAGATATTATTAATGGCCAGAGCGTTATCTATCAGCCAATAAAAAATCTAACAAGTTTAAATTATCAGTATAATCCACAAAATATAATGTCACTACAAGACACATCGGAAAGTTATTTTAAGAAGTTTCCAATAATCTTTGATAAAAAAATACCATCTGTTGGGACAGGCCCTAACGGTGAAACGGTATACATAGAAGAAGAAACTGGAAATCTAATAATAAATGTTATTAATCTAGACGAAGACGAACAAGTAGAGGTTCAGATACTTAATTCTGGATCATTTTATAATGATACAATATATGGGGTGGTACAATGATTACTGATACTGGAAAAAATATTTTAGCAAAATACTTATTGGGGCAGGCGCCAGCCTACGCCTCATACATCGCTCTTGGCTGTGGAGCAAAGCCATTAAATTCCGATGGAACTCTTGGAGACTATTCCAAGAAGGTAAGACTTGACTTTGAGATGTTCCGTGCACCAATCATATCTCGTGGATATGTTTCAGAAGACAATATAACAAAACTTGTATTAACAGCAGAACTTCCCAGCGAAGAAAGATATGAGATAACTGAGGTTGCTGTATTTTCAGCGGGATCAAACACCTCTGCAGGAGCATATGACAGTAAGTCAATATATGCATTCACACAGGATGAAAACTGGGAATTTCACACCTCTACTGCTGCCACATCTATACCTGTTATATATGAGCCTTTGGATGGAGATTTAAAAAACAACGTAATAAATAGAACGCAAAAGGTTTTTCAGACAAACGCAGATAACAGAATTTTTACTAATGAAGAACGAAGACTGAGATATGAAAGATGTAGATTTTTTAACAATATTGTTGTATCAAGAGGAGACGTTTCAACTTTAACAGTAGATGCCGAGAACAACCTAGTTGTAAATCCTACATCAGATCATATACACCTAACTGGAGCAAATCTAGATTTTAACAGAAATGCTCCAACAGATCAGATAAAGTTAGCCTTTACTGTTATTAATAAAAATGGAGAGTCAGACGCTGCACCAGATAATGTTAAGATCCTAGTTGAATTTGCCTCATCAGATATTCACAATACTGGAGAGTGGGCAAGGTTCCAGGTCAATCTTAATAATGGAACTGGAGTAGGACAACATGATTTTATTAATAACAGATATGTTGTTGCAACTAAACAACTCCAAGAACTATACAAAAGTACTGGCTTTACTTGGAGCCAAGTAGATGTTGTTAGAATATATACATGCGTTACTGACAACTCTGCAGTATCTGAAAACTTTTATGTATGCCTAGATGCTATTAGATTAGAAAATACTAGTTCTGCAAATCCACTATATGGAATGACTGGTTATTCGGTTATTAAAAATACTAACGCTGAGCCTATCGTAAAATTAGCAAACACTACAAACTATATTGAGTTTAGATTTGCAATGGATGTTCAGTAATGGCAACAGCAGATTCTGGAATTAAAAAGGTAATTATTTTAAAATCATCTTTACCACAAAGATCTGGACTAAATGAAAACTATGTAGTAAGATTTAAGATTGTCTCAGAAGATAAAAATAGATCTTCTCATTGGTCAACAAAGTACAGGCTTCCACTTGCTGACGTATCCGACATTCCTTTTTCGGTTTCTGCATCACAAACAAATAACACAATAACTGCAGTATGGACTCCCCTACCTGACACTAAGTCAGAGTTTGATGTATATGTAAAGTGGGATTCTGGAAATTGGGAATACGCTACAACAGTT